ATGGCGGACGGTACTACGGAAGCCATGACGCTTGCGCAAGCGGTCGAGACGGGGCAAGTCCCGACCTCCCAGCTGGGCGCAGGGATCATGGAGGGCATGGACGTTACGGAGTAGTCGGCTGGTGTGTGGACCGACCGCGGGTTAGTCTCCCGCGGTCGGTCGTTTCGAGTCTCGCACGGGCGATCGTCCGGGACTCGAAACGACCGTTGGTCGATAGACTGCGCTCATGAGCGCATGAGAAAACAGGGCGGATATCTCAGGCCAGGATCTTCAATGATTCTAGGGGCTTAGAGCTTAGTGACGAGAAATCGCAGATCGTATAACCCCCAAAAAATTTACACGCTATAATACCCGTGGACCACTTGCTATGCTGAAACCCATACAAGCTTTAGACTGGTACTACAATCAATCCGATTCTGACCTCGGTTTTTCCGCCCAGAGTTTTGACGGGATGCCGCAGTCCGACCGCGACTTTCACCCCTCGCAGCAGACGATGGACGCAGCAGCAAGACAGAAAATCGTAAGACATGCCTTGCAGGAGTTGGCCCCTGTCTGCCATCGAGGCAGCGTACAGCCCTGGCCCCCTTGCCACTCAATTAAAGCTCAAGTATGGGCTTTTAGCTGGTATATTAGCCCGGAGCTGGCCGCCCAAGGACGCCAAGGAGTTGTCGTTGGCGGTCGGCACAGCAAAGAAAATTCTAGCAACAGCTCACAAGGCATTTACAATTGCGCATAAGCCTAAGAAGTCAAAGAGCCCATGGCTATCCAATCTAGAAAAGTCAGCGGACCCATCTTTCTACCGCAGTTGACTGAGCTGTTAGCCCCCATGAGCACTAGACAAATCGTCTATCTCGTTCGTAAAAAAGAAAAGCAATTACACGAGAAAATTTTTTTGGGCGGCGGCAAGGGTTCGCCCCTGTACCTAACCATTCCGCTTCTTTCTAAGTATTTTCCAGAGTTTGTGGACGATAGGTTTTCTATAACGGAACTCTTGAAAACCTATTTAAAACAGATAGACACCACGCAAGTGGAGATGAAGAAGGCTATAGTTAGCAATAGAAAGACAATTACTAAGCTATTGGGTAGTACGCCAAAGGCCGACCATGGATCTGACGCCAGAACAAATTCAATCCGTCGCGAAGTCCATCGAGGAGGGAATGCCTCGCATGCGCGCCCTGAAAGTAGCGGGTATAAGTGCGGGTAAGTACCGGACGCTCATTCGGTTGGCAGCGGACGGTGAGGCGCCGTATCCTGCGTTTCTCAGGATCATTGAAAGGGCCGAGTCCGAGGCGCAGAAGCGGCACATCACTTCGATCAGCACATCCCCTGACTGGCGAGCGCACGCATTCATCCTTGAGCGGCAGTACCCACAGGAGTGGGGCCAGAAGATTCAGCTCGAAGTTAAGCGAGAGTTAGAAAAGGTATTTGCCATTGCCCAGGAAGTCCTTCCAGAAGAGCAGTTCGTCCAGCTCCTCGAACGTGTCAGCCGCCTCGATAGCGAGACGGCTGTTGATGCGGACGAAGAAGCGCGTCCACTGCACTGACCCGGTCGATTTCATAGCGAATCGTCTTGGGGTATCGGTTATCCCTGAGTATCAGAAAGAGATCTGTCGTGCGGTGGCGAACAATCATCGTGTGGCTGTGCGCAGTTCGCACAAGACGGGTAAGAGTTTTTGCGCAAGCGCACTAGCCCTATGGTGGGCATCGGAGAAGCCGCACGGTCGCGTGGTATTGACTGCCACGACGAACCCTCAGATCAGAAACATTCTCTGGAAAGAGATCAAGCGTCTGAGTTATGGCAGAGGGTTCCCGAAACCAGCGGAGCTGCCTGGACTGGGGATGCAGTGGCCGGATGGTCGGGAGATTATCGGGTTCTCGACGAAGGAATCTGAGCGCATGGCCGGTATCTCCGGTTCAGACTTGTTGTTCATCGTCGATGAGGCGAGTGGTGTGACGGAGAACATCTTCGAGGCGATTGAGGGTAACCGAGCTGGCGGCGCTCACTGTTTGCTGATTGGTAACCCCACCCGTCCGAGCGGCACGTTCTACGATGCGTTTCACACGAAGACGGACTTCTATAAGACGTTTCACATCTCAGCTTACGACGCGGCTAAGTATAAGATTCCAGGTTTGGCGACAACGCCTTGGATTGAGGAGAAGTTTGCGGAGTGGGGTGAGCACAGCCCGATGTTTCAGGTACGATGCTTGGGCAACTTCGCGGGTAGCCATGAAACGACCGTTGTTCCTCTGCATCTCGTCACGACGGCTGGCGACGTATACGATTCGACTCCGACGCCGAACAGCCAGCTTCATCTCGGGGTTGACCCGGCTCGGTTTGGCGATGACGATGCTTGTATTGTCGTCCGACGAGGAAACAAAGTCCTCGAAATCGTAACGGCGTCGAATCTCGACAACGTGCAGGTAGCAGATTGGGTGGTAGAGGTCGCGAAGCGGCACCATGCCAAGGGCGAAGGCCCAGCGTTAGTGAAGATCGACGGCATTGGAGTGGGCTCCGGGGTTGTCGATACGCTGATGCACGCTGACCAGGACACCTTGATTCAGGTTGTGGACGTTGTATCGAGCATGAATGCGAACGATGAGGAGTCGTATTACAACCTGCGGACGCAGCTATGGTTCGGTATTAACGATTGGCTGAAGGATGGCGGGGCCATCCCGCAGGATGATAAGCTAATTGCTGACATGGTCAGCGCGAATTATGACTTTGACGTGCGCGGCAGGTATCGGGTAGAGAAGAAGAGCGAGATTAAGAGACGTATTGGACGTTCACCCGACCGAGCTGACGCATTGGCCCTATCGATATACACGCCATCACTCAGGCTGGCGTATTCAAGCAATAAACCAGTTCGCCTAGCGCGAATGACCGGAAGAGGATTTTAAAAAGATTATGGCACGATCATGGGGCGGCACATTAGCCCGCAAAATCACAGAGCAGTCGAACATCGCAGCGGGCCTGCGCCCGCAGACCGGCACCGTCACGCTAGCTTCCGGCGTGACAGCGGCACCAATAACGGGTGTTCGTATCACGGCAGACACGACGTTCCACTTTACGCTGCTTGCTCGCGGCGGAACGGCCACTGCGTGCCAGTACGCGCCTACCAGTATCGTTCTTGGCGAGGTGGGAACAGCGCAATTTGATATTGCAGGGTTTAGAAACGATACCAATGTGGAGACGAACGATGACTCCGACGTGACATGGATGCTGATCTCATGACCATGGATTGTTATTACAACAATCCCCGTGAGAAGTGCCCATGCAAGCATTGCTGTGACAGGCGCCCCACGCCCAAGGCGAAGCCCAAGGCAAAACCCGCACCGGCACCGGCTCCCTCGAAACCCAAAGCGTCAAAGAAGAAATCCGACAAGAAGTGGTAATCGGTGGGCATCTTTTCTAGCCTAGCTGAGTCGTTTCAGCGGAAAGATACGTCTCTTCCGTTGGCGCTTCGGCGTAGTCCCATCTATCCCCTGAACCTGGGGGAGCAATTCATCCGAATTGGTGGTGGGATCACGCCCCAAAGGGTGAGTTCGATCATCCGAGAGGCCGACAGTGGGTACGTTTATCAGCTTGTAGACCTGGCAAATGAGGCGAGACAGAAGGATTGTCACCTCCAGGCGCTCCTAAACACCCGCGAAATCGCTGTTTCGTCCCTAAATTGGGCCATAACGCCCGCAATACCCCATGAGGGGTACGTTCCTACCGATAGGGACCGCGAGGTCGCGTTCTTCGTAGAAAGCGCTCTGAAGGGCGCTGACGGCAACGGAGAGCGGTCCAGGAGCTTCACGGACCTGTTAACCCACCTAGCTGGGGGTATTTACTTCGGATATGCCGTATCTGAGGTGAATTACGAGTTATCTGATGGATATGTGGTCCCATCGGGGTTCACACCGGTCAGTCCGAGGCGATTTCGGTTCTCTTGGGGCGACGGTGAGCTTCTGTGGTGGGACCAATTCGGCACTCCGGTCGATGGCGTGAACCTGATGACGCGCTATCCGGACAAGTTTATCCAGTACCAACCGCGTGTAACGGGCGATGTTACTGCCCGTGAGGGGCTGGTTCGGGTGCTTATGTGGGCTGCGCTCTTCCGAAATTGGGCGCAATCGGACTGGATGAAGCTAGCTGAGCTTGCATACAAGCCTTGGCGGATTGGAAAGTACAAGTCCACGGCGTCTACGAAGGACATCGAGGACATGCTCAGCGCACTTGAGCAGTTGACGACCAATGGTGTGGCGACGTTCTCTGATCGCGCAGACATCGAGATCATCTGGCCAGAGCGTGGTCGAGGCGGCAAGCCTGAGCATCACGATTTGTGTGAGTGGCTCGGGATGGAGATGAGCAAGTGCGTGCTTGGCCAGACGATGACGGTCGAGCAGGGCGAGCGTGGTGCTCGGAGCTTGGGCGAGGTTCATGACCGGGTGCGTAAGGACATCCGGGAGGGTGACGCGGTGTCGATGGCGAGTACGATCCGCCGTGACATCATTGAGCCGCTGGTGAGATTGAACTTCGGTGCGGAGCAGCCGGTCCCTGAGTTCAATTTCATCACTGAGGACTCGGTTGACATGGGCGCGTTATCTCGCGCTGTTGAAGGTTTCGTAAGAGCTGGTCTAGATATCCCGCAGTGGTGGGTTCGTAACAAGGCTGGCATTGCAGATCCTGAAGAGGGCGACGAGCTTTTGAGGGGTCAGGAGTTTATTGAAGATGACGGAGAGTCAGACACCATTACAGATGACGTTGATGCTGGAGAAGGAGCCGTCGATGATGAATGAGCTTTCGGCATCGGCCCTTCAGATGAAGTCGATTCGTCTTGAGGAGCGTCAGGCGGATTTCGTGGCCTCAACCGAGGCTATGGATGCTGATGGTGACATCGTCGAGCAGAGCTGGGACTTGGAGCGCTACCTGAAGAACCCGGTGGTGTTGTTTGGTCACAGTTCCAAGGATTTGCCGATCGGTCACGCGACGAACGTGAGCGTGAAGGACGGTCAGCTCCAGGCGACGATTGTTTTCGCGTCTGCGAAGGCTAACCCGATGGCAGAGCAGGTATGGCAGAGCGTCCAAGAGCGCACACTGCGAGCGGTCAGCGTTGGGTTCAAGCCGCGCGAGGTCCGGCAGGAGATGCGCAACGACAAGGACGTGTATGTTTTGAGCGACAATGAGCTTTATGAGATCAGTGTCGTTCCTATTCCGAGTAATCCCGAAGCGCTGACTCGCATGAAGGCGCTTGCCACTAGGGTCAGGGATGAGAAGGAAGAGAAAGATCTTACTGCGGACAAGGCAGATGATGCCGACGACCGTAAGTTTGACCTAACCCCGCCACGGGATAGGGAACAAACCGCCGATGGCGGGAAGGAGAGAAAAGCAATGGAGCTTGAAAAAGCAGTTGTTGAGCTGGAGAGTATGAAGGCTCAACTCGTATCAGAAAAAGAGAAGGTCGAAACGCTCAATAAGCGTTGTATGGATCTCGAAGAGGAGCGCAACGAGTACCGCAAGCAAGCGGACACTCTTCGTGTCGAATCTGTTGAGAAGACCTTGAATGACCTAATTGGCGTGAAGATCGCCCCCACTGAGAAGGACACGCTGATTAAGCTTGCGACTCAGTCACCGGAGTTGTTCGAGGAGCACTTGAAAGCCATCGAATCGCGACCCGACATGAACATTCTCAAGAGCGTTGTTGAAGACGTGATTGGCGAAGACCCCACCCCGAAATCTCTGTCTGCTGGTGATACCAGCGGTGTGGAGTTTGAAGCCCTCGTTAAGCAACTTGGTGCCTAGAAAGGTTAATAAATAATGAGTACCGCAACTCGTAAACTCAATTACGCAACGATCGGCAACTACGATATTACTGCCGGCCAAACGGTGACCGTTGGTTTTGCCGTAACATTGGACAGTGACACCACTGTTCGCAACGCTGCCGGCGGCATCGACAACGATCTCATCATTGGCGTGGCGCACACTGGTGGAACCAGTACGGTGGCGGGCGACGCTAACGTGGACGTGTTCCTTTTCGCCCCTGTCGTGCCTGTCGTTGTTGTTGGAACAGCCACTCGCGGAACAAAAGCCATCTGGAACGCGGCGGGCACTGGATTCACGGATGCCGCCGCATCTGTGCCGGCTGGCGCGAACGATGAACAAGCCTACGGCATCTTCCTCCAGTCTGGGGTTACTAACGATATCGTTGGCATGCAATTGGCTGTAACTTACCGCCAAATCGCGTGATTCTTGAGAGGATTCAAAAAATGTCTAAGCAAATTCAATTGACCGACCAGGACATGGCAGAGGTCGCTCGTTTGAGTGCCCTCGGATCCGTGTCGCATGGTGACATCGTTAAAAGCAACACGCGCGTAATGCGTCGCCGTGGCATGACGCCCCGGTTTGAGAAGTACCAAGACTACGTCTCTCGTGTTGACGAGGCCCGACGCTCCAGTGACCCTCGGGTACTTCGAGCGTGGGATAGCGCAAACCTGGCACTCAAGGACATCGCTCCTGGAGCTGTCCATGTGAACGCCACCATGAGCAACCTGAGCATTCAGTATGCGAATGAGATGTACATTGGCGAAGAGCTGATGCCTCTCCTTCCGGTTGGCAAAGAGTCTGACGTGTACTTCAGCTACGGTCAAAGCGACCGCTTGCAGTACCCGGATGACGAGATGGGCAGCCGTGGACAGGCGAACGAGATTCAGGAAACTCGCTCGACCAGCACTTACGTGTGTCGTCCTTATGGTTATTCCAACTTCGTGTCGCGCATGACGCTCACGAACGAGGATGCGCCCTTGAACGAGATGGTGGACTTGGTCGAAGCCATTGCTGAAGGCTTGTCGTTCCGTCGTGAGCAGCGCATTGCCGGTGTTCTGACGACGGCTGCCAACTTCGGGGCCAACACGGCAGCGATCGGTGCTGCCAACCGTTGGGACACTGTCACTGGTGGTGACCCCATCGCTGACATTCAGACTGCAACCGCTGCCATCTGGCAGGGTCGTGGACCGAGTGACCTCATCGGGTTCTGTTCGCTTGACGTGTATCAGGTTCTGAGTCGCCATCCGGCGATTCTTGACTTGTTCAAGTACAACGGCAGCTCGCCTGGTTTGGCCACGCCCGACATGATCGCTCGATTCTTTGATATCGACCGACTCCTTGTCGGTAAGGCTCGCGAGGATCTTACCAATGAGGGCACGGCTCCCGTCTTCACCCGTATCTGGGGTGACGTGTTCGGAGTTGTCCGAGTTGCGCGTCGTGCAAGCGTCCGCAATGCTGTGTTTGGTTACACGTTCCGTCATGGCGCAATCCAGACGGTGGTGGATTATGATCCTCTCAAGGGCCATGGTGGTGGTTACACCGCTCAGGTCAGTGTGAGCGAGGTTCACCAAGTCGTGGCATCGCCCACGGGTTACTTGATCACCACTCCGGTTGGCCCGTAATCATGAGCAACCGACGTTCCAGGCGTAGTGCGAGTAGCAAGCCCAGAGTCACCCCCCCTGCCTCTGAGCCTGTCGCTTTCGCTACGTCTGGGCGTTTTGTCCGGTGGAGAAATGAAACCGGACGGTTAGTACAGGCGAAGTTCGGTGATATTATCGTCACCGACTGGACCCCCGGCCTGACCAGGAGCATGCCTGAAAGCCTGAGTGAGGACGCCATAAAAGCCGGACTTACGAATGTTGGGTACGTTCAATAATGTATATTACTCTGAGTGACATCGAAGACCGCATCACTCAGACGGTTGTACGTCAGATATTGGACGACAATGTTGACGGAACGCCAGACGAGAACCCGCTACTGCGAGTCATTGCTGATTCGGAGAGTTATGTTGAGGGGTTCCTTCGCGGCAATTACGACATTGCGGCAATTCGACTTCTGGGGACATCTGCTCCAAATGAAGTTAAGAGGCTTTGCTTGGACATTGCTGTTTCGTACTTGTACGACCGGCACCCGGAGTACATCCGAGCAGACGGCAGGAAGCTAATGGAGACTGCCCGAAGGGACTTGCTGGAGCTACGCAAAGGCGTGACCCGGCTCGATGTAGTGGGCTCCCCGGAGCCGGCGGCCAACCAGGGTGGCGTCGTGCGAAGCGGTGATCCAATCAACCCCGATCCTGCACCTAAGTTTTTCAACGACCCTGACAGTTTTGGAATTTACTAATGCCTAAAGGTAATGCAGCAGCAAGAACGGTTCTCCACGGGGCGTATGACGCCACAGCGGTAGTCGCTAATGACGGGGCCGACCTTGGCGATGGGCCTACCAGGGCGCTGTACATCGGAGGGGCTGGTGATGTAGCTGTTGTAATGTTGGGGCAGGCTGTAGCGGCTACGCCAATTACATTTTCCGCTGTAGCGGCTGGGACCATTCTTGATGTTCAGGTATCTCGCGTGATGGCGACAAACACGACTGCAACATTGATCCTCGCATTGTACTAAGCGCATGAGGGGAATTGGCATCGTACTAGGCTTGGGACGACAGTCCGCAGGGGCGGCCCCGCCACCGCCGGTTTTTGTTCAGACTCGTTCCGGCGTAGTGGACGGTGTTGACGAGTATGTTGACCTGGGTGCGCCCGCTTCTTTTTCCGGCAATAATGTCCACTTGACGGCTGCGGTCTGGTTCAAGACCGAACAAGGCGCGATGGCGGATATCTTCGGCAAGTGGTACGGGCTACCGGAGCGGGATTGGGTCATCTGGACAGATGCTGGGCAAATATTAGCCTATCTCCACACGTCAACATTTCCCGTCTTTGCGTCCACCGTTTCGACCTACAATGACAACGCTTGGCATCTAGCTGTCATGACGTGGGACGGCGCCACGCTGACGATTGACATCGACGGTGGAGCGGAGCGGCGCCAGACAGCGGTGAATAACCGAAGAGGTCTGGTCGGTAGCAAAGCGATGATTGGCGCAAGGGACGACGGCGCAGGCGGGGCGCTGAGCTACTTCAACGGCAATGCAGACGAAGCGTTGTTCTTTTCAGGCTTTGCAATTACTGCGGCGCAGTGCATCGAGCTTTACTCGCTGGGTGGGCCGGGCACGGCAGGCGACCTCTCAACATTCTCGGCATTCGGATCGCTCACGAGCTGGTACAGAATGGGCGATTCTCCGGGTGACTCGATGGACAGCGCCGATCCTGCCGCGCGCATATTCGACGCTAAAGGCTCGAACGACGGGACACCGGTTAATACTGAGCCCGCAGACATCGTCCTTGACGTTCCCCCCACATTCAACAGGCTGTCCCTCCTCACCGATGGGGTGGACGAATATGCGGAGCTTGCCGGTGGGTCCGTAACCGGCTGCGACCCAGACTGGAACGAGCCCTGGTCGGTGTCTGCGTGGCTCAAGACAACAGACCATGACATACCGGCTGCTGGTGCTGGCTATATTGCCTCCAAAATATTCGGTGCCCCGTCGTATACCGGGTGGGCAGTCGGCGTGTACGCGGGCAACGCGTTCTGCTTCTTCTCTCATGGGGTAAACTTTGGGCTCTACGCTCAGTCGTATGTTGACCAGTTTATTGTAACTGGAGCTTGGAAACATGTCGTCTGGACATACGACGGCTCCG